CCATACACCATCCGCAGTAATACCAATTTTTCTTTGTAAATCAGCAATATTCATTCTGAGTAAACTATTTTATATTAATACTGCCAGAAACTCTTCTAAATTGTTTATTGGCATCTTTGACATAATTTGCTTCGTCTTTAGCACCCTGCTTTTGATATGTGCCCTGAAGTTTCTTTGCTACTGGAACGGTTTTATCTAAATTGTCACCAGCACCAGAAACCCCAGATGTTGCTGTAGCTGGAGCACCATCTTCCATAAAAAGTTTGAAATTGATCATTAGATGTTCCTTAATGCGTCTTCTATATTTTTGTCAGATATAATTTCTTTATTTGATATATTTTTTGGGATAAATCCAATATTATTTATAAAACTTGGCATGTAACCAAGAAATTCTAAGAAAGGTTTTAAATATTCATAAAATTCGGGAAGTTTAAAAAAAAGTATTCGGCCGGCGTGAACTGGGCCGAATACATTACATAAAACTACAATATGATTTAATATAAGACGCTCTTTAAGTTCTCCAGTTTCCTGATACTTATTAAATAGCCTTTTAATATATTTAATACGCTTTAAGTCATCATAAAATTCCAGAGTATCAAAACACTGGGGGTTATCATAATACTTGGCGCAATATAATAAAAAATTCGTTTCATCAAGTTTTTCAAACATTATTAAGTCAATCTAATTTGTATCGTCCCGGCAGAAGTGTAGTATAACGATTTAATTGCTACGTTAGCGGTACTGGCGGCGGCATCATTAGCATAAGGGCCTGGAATAGCTCCACCGACACCGCGCACTAAAGATAAAAAAGACACAGAATTAGATGTTGGTGTACCAGATAAGTTTCTGGTTACCACAAACAGATCCGTATTTGATAACGAATTTGTTGATGGTAACGCAGAAACTTTAATGTCAGTATTTACAGTCATAATTATGAATTAGGGAATTGAGTATTATCAGCAGAATTTTCTGAAGCCATGTGAACACAAACTAATGTTTCATAATTAATACGACCAGCGCGACCACCAAGAGTATTAACAGTTACCGATCCGCCAGTTGATGATACTAGGTTAGCTGTAGTAAATGTCGCACCAGTACCAAGAGAAGCACCACCAGTTGAGTTAGCAATTGTAATAGCTACTGAGTTGTTTGCTGCTGTATTTGAGAATAGACCAACATTAGTAATGGTAAAGGTTAATGAACCACCGGTAGCATTTGTTGAAACTGAAGCAGTAGCATTTGTAATACCATTAGCAACTGTTACAACGTCTGTGTTATTATATCCAGTAGCTGTACCAGTATAGTTAATTGCTACGCCGCTATTAGCAACATGTTTTTCGCGGTTAAATGCTACTACTACGTTTGTATTAACATCAAAAATACCACCTTTAGTAATTGCAACAGAAGAAATATTGCCTGTTGCATTTGATGTTATAGTTAGAAGACCTAATGATGAACCATTTGAAAGAGTGATAGTTTCGCCATTAGCAATATTAGAACCACCACCATCAGACACCGCTGTTACTGGACCCTCACCTACAGTACGCTTTACCCATCCTTGGTGATATCCGCGTGATGTTACAGAAGTTTCAGTATGATCTACACCGAATACGCCAACAGCTTCGTTATTAACAAATGCTGATACTGTTGTATTTCCATACATTTCAATACCAGAAAGTCTTTGATCTACTGTTGCTGTAAATCCAGTTACTGTAGTATTACCTGTAGCTGAACCATAAGAGGTATTTGTAATAGCAAATCCTAGTACACCAGCAACAGTATTTGAGCTAAATGAACCAGGAGTAATCTTTGATACCGCTTGAATAAAGCCACTAGTATTTGTAAATAGTGCAAATGTTGCGTTTGAATATGTTGCAGAGGTTCCAGCATTTACTACTAGAATATCTGTGTTATTATATGATGCCCCACTTGGAAATACAATTTTGGATGCTGGACCAACGTGATTATATTTTACAGCATATATTGGTGCTGCTTCTACACCCTTATACTTTGGTGCATTATTTGCTTGGTCTAAATTACCCCATAGTGCCATGATAAGTCTCCTTGTTGTTTTTATTATTTATCATTAGAGAACTTTCTATTTTCTATTTTATAGATAGGAACATACTGCACTCTAACATTTACAGTTTGCCCTTTTTTTAATTCTTTTACTGGCTGACCGCTATTATCAACGAGAACGATCTTTTTAGATATAGTATCCATTATTTATTTCTATTCTTAAATTCGTTCTCTTTAGCAATCTGGCGAAGGTTTAACTTTTGTTCCATGATATCACGAATTGCACTTTCTACCGCTGGCATACGCATAGCCGCTGAAGCTGGGGTTACTACTCGTGTTTCTTCTGTCATGGTTTCCTCATTACGTAATTTAGCTAAATCGGCTGAGTCAATTTTGTTTGGATTTCCAGCAATGCTTGCAATCTTTTGTTGTCCAGGAGAAAGTTTCTTACCGCCAGCACCATATCTTTTTGAATATTCGTTATAACTAGCTGAACCAGTAGAAATCTTTTCATCTACTCGTTCTACTTCTTCTTTGACGGAATGTACCTTTCCGTTAATAACTCTGTTGTGACGAATATTGTGATGTGCAGTATCCGTAGCCTCTTCACGACCTTCTTTACCAGAACCATGATAAGATACGGGACCTTCGCCTAAATGCTTATTGTTATGGTAATGATGTACTGAATGTTCTTGCCATTCTGGATTATAACGAACTTCTGTATGATATCCGTCTTTACCCTCATGCTTTGAAATCAAACGAGTGCCAGTAATTGGAGAAGCCTTTGCTTCTGATACGGCTTCTACTTCTTCTTTGGTAAGCTTGTTAGTAGCCATTCTAATTCCTTTATGACGACGCCCAATCTTTTGATCTGAGTCCTTGGAATACTTAGCCATATTTGATGCATCACCAGCAGACTTTCTGATATAGGAACCCATAGTTACCTTTGATAGTTCGTCTACTTGTTCTACTTCTTCCTTTTTAAGTTTACCCGACATATAATCAGCCACAGTATCTAGTTGGTCGGCTCCGTTAGTAATCTTTGATTGAACCCAGGCTGGGAGTTGTGTTTTATCTTTTATTTTTTTATTTAAAGTTTTAATAGCACGATCTGCTGTTGACATTTGGTTCTTTGCCATCGATCCTTCTTCGTCGGCATCTCCGTCAGAAAGATGTTCTAGATTATACTCATATCCTTCATGTACTTCATCTCTATGATGAGATTCCCAATGAGAAGCGGCTTGTTTTCTTACATGAGTGGGGAACATTTGATGCCATGGTGTTCCGTCACCATGTTCCTTTGCGTAGCTCTGTGCGGCTTTATCGGCGTGGTAACCCCATAGAGTCTTTGCCTTTGCTGCATCATACTTACCAGCTTTAGCTTTTCTACGAAGATTTTTAGTAATTGGTTCATGTGATGACTTATGGAGGGTTGGATGATTATCAGCATGATAGATTAGTTCATGTGCTTCGTGCGAAAGTTCTTCGTTCACTTTTGTTTGTGAAGTTTCATTTGGTGGACGCTTCTTTCCATTAGGATAATATCTCTTTATATATGCATCATAACTAGATTGGCCAGTATTTTTTGCTTCGTTTACATATTTTTCAGCAGCAGCCTTTGCGTCATCGTGTGATGCATGTAAAGTAGTTTCCTTATCACCATGATAATATACTGAGTGAGGAAGCCAATCGCCGCCATGATGGGCTGTAGCTTTTTTACCACCTTTTTCAAATACAACGGGCTTTGGCTTCTTAGCTTCGTCTAGTTCAGTTTCTTCGCTTGTAGTCTTAGGTTCATCTTTAACCTTCTTAAGAGCAGGAGGACCACCCATTGTTTCGTAATCAGCCTTGCGTTGATATGCTGGCTTGTCAAAATCCTTATCCCCAGGCTTACGCATCCAAGGCTTTAGGTCTTCTTCGACTTCATTTTCTTCTTTAGACAACTTAGTTGCCGCAGTAAAAATACCAACACCTCTTTTATTTACAATGTTACTCAGTTTTCTTGAATGTTTGCTGGACAACTTTTCTGTATTTGATCCTTGGTCATAACCAGTGTCATATAGATGTGTAGCAGCCTTTTTTACATAATTACCCAGTGTCTTCTTAGACAATTCTGAAAGGTTCATATCACGAACAATTCCATGCTCGAACATTACGTCGGCAGAAACCATATTGCCAGATTCATCTAGCTTTTCTGTAGAATTAATAGTTTGGCCTTCACCAAATTTTTCGTGAAATACTTTCATTTTGTCTTCTCCAATAGAATAATTGTTCTTATTATTTATAAATTAATGTTTTGCAATAGATGACTTTAGCATCCAACCAAGTTTCTTATGAGCATCAATTCGATCCTGTAAGAAGTTACATAGACCCAATTCTTTTGCGTTTTCGCTTTCGTAATATGCAACTGTTAATGAATCGATTACTGTATTGTTGTCTTTAAGAAGTCTTTCAACACAAGTTAAAGCGGGAACAACAGTAAGTTCGTCTTCAATATTTGTCAGTTCTTTATATCTACCTAAAGCAGCAGGTGCATATTCTCCAATAGAACGAATGTGTTCTGCAATAGGATCTACTGCTTCCCACAAATCATTATAGATTTTTTCAAAAAATCCGTGATATTCATAAAAGTCTGGACCTTCAATATTCCAGTGATAGTTGTGGCTTTTTAGATACATAGCAAATGTATCAGCTAGAACTACTTTCATTTTGTCGCCTAGAATTGACATTATCTACATCTCCATCTTTTTAAGGACATCGCCTTGCGAGTAGGACGACCCATATCATCTTTCATTGGACCTTCCATACCAGACATACGAGCACAGAATGATTTACGTCTCTTAGCAGCCTTTGATCCTGGTTCTGCATTACCAGTAACAGCCGTTTTTAATTTTGATCCTGGATGTTTCGCTCTATAATGAGCTACACCCTTTCTCGTCATTCCAGCACCTTTTTCTGTAGGACGGAAATCGCCTTTAGAATCTGCACCACGTTCCTCAAGATTTTCTAATTCTTCAGCTTGATGCTTAAAGTATTGGACTTCTTTTTCTCGCTTTTCAGCACCGGCTTTTGTTGGATATGTTCCAAGATTCTTTCCTGAACTCTTTGAAACCAACCGATACTCATTTCCTACTCTGACGATATGTTCATTAAATCTAATTTCTTCTGTCTGAGAATCCTTTAAATCTTCTTGAGAAGGAGCGCCCTTTGATCCTGGCTTACGCATATGTTCTCCAGAACCATGCTTAATTCTTTCTTGTTTGGCATGAATATTATCCCAAAGTCCGCGGTTTTCTTCTAGATCAGTTTCTTCTACTGTAGATACCTGCGGTACAGTCTTCATTTTTTTCTTAGGCATCGTTACTGGAGGGACAGATGCATTCGTATCAGTATAAGCAGAAGGCTTACTATCTGCAGGACCAACACTTGGTTCACCAAACATTCCCGCTTCATTAACTTCTGGTACACTCTTCTTCAATTTCTTTTTTTCTGGGGGCAATTCTCCGGGAGGACCAGCACCAGGAACTTGAACTGGAGTTGGTACGGAAGACCCCGGATCGTATCCAAATTCTTCTCTAAACTTCTTTAACTTAATGGATTTGCGTCTTCTTAATTGAAGATCAATATCTTTATCAGGCCTTTCCAGATCAATATCTCTACCAATATCTACTGGGCCTTTGCCGTCTACCATATCCCCTCTTTGGAAGAGAGTTGGTACAACATGTTCGTATGGGTTTTGTGCCATATCAGCAGGAAGATTGTCTGAATCTGTTGTAACCTTTTTGGTTTTATATTGTTTTGCGATCTCTCTGCCTTCTTGATCTTCTCTTTTTGATGCTTGGATTTGTTTATTTTTTACGACATCCAAATTTTTCTGTCTTTGATCAAAAGATTTATTTGTGCGCTTAGTCATAATTTCTTGCGGTGTTTCTACGCCCGTAGAATGAAGAGCAATTTGTTCAGCAAGTTTTCCTGTACTAGCATTTATTACAATTTGATCGGCCACTTCTCCAGTAGCAGTTAGTTTTCCACCTTTAGAAAATTCTAACTTTGCTTTAATTACGTCTAATAAACTGCCCATATGATTCCTCGATTAGTTTTCTTATATTTATATTAATATTAAAGATGTGATTTTTTGAAGAATTTTGCATGAAATGCAGCATGTATCTGTTTGATTTGATTAGTTCTCTTATCAGAATCTTCTATATTAGCATTTAGATAACGAAGAGTTTCGTCTCCAGACGCACTCGCATCTCCAGTGACATGACCAAGACCTCGTATGTGGCCATGGCCAACATGAGTTGTTTCATCAAGGAAATTTTTAAAAGTTTTCATAATTATCTCCAATATACATTCTTTATATTTATAAAGAATAACCCCCACACTTTCGTATGGGGGTTTTATTAAATCCAATTTGGAGTAGAACGGTTTGTCCACTTGTGCAGACTTGACTTACCATTTTTATAATAATTTTTATAATTTACAACAGGATCGTCAGAAATTACATATTGTTCGTCCATACAAGAAGGCATTGGAGTCATATCCCAATCTGTCAAATTTTTAGGTGGAGATTGTAAAAGGTATCCAAGTTTTTCTATAGTAGCATGTTTCTTGTTGTATCGATGTGTATATTCGTCTCCGAGAGCAAACATATGTTCCACAAGCCAATTATAATTTGATACGCTTTGGCGACACCAAATTGCTGATGGGTGGTTGATATGTGTAGCATTATATAGAATTTCATTGCGACCATCAGTAAGAACCCAGACTTGTTTCTTACGCATTTTACCAGTTTCTATATTACGCAAAGATACTACTACCGGAGCACCATCTAGAACCCGATGAGCAGTAGATAGGAGTTGTGCTGACTCCAGAATCATCTTTACAACATGGCGGTCTACCATCCATTGAGCCGCTTGGATTGGGTCTTCTGAGAGATAAAAAATATTCACAGGAAATTATGTCCTTCATCAGTGCTAAAACAAACATGTTTGATATTGAAAGTAGCAATAGCTTTCATACAGCCTTGACAAGGTTTAGCCAAACCCCGACGTAGATTGGAAGTATGAATATGTTTTTCTGACGTATCATATCGAACACGAGTTACATATAGCTTACTTTTAGCCAGTTGGTCAATTGAAATATGCCTAAGAGCATTTTTGATTGCATCAACTTCAGCGTGAAGAAAAATAGCTTCTTCGTGCTTAGAAAAGCGTCGTTGGAATGGGTGTGATTTTTTTTGATTGATGCCTATAGAAATAACATCATTTTTATAAACAATAGCGGCAGCAAGCCGCGCTTGCGAGACAGGTTCGACCGATTCAGCGATCTTGTCGAGCATTTTTAGAATTGTTTCCGTTTTCATTTCGGGTAAGAATCCATCCACTTGTTGGCTCAAAATAAGAAATCTTAGTATATGCTGAAGGCGATTTAATTGCAAACTTTTTTACGTCTTCATAGGTACTAAATGTCTTTGGTAGCTTCATTAAAGATTTCCTCATATTAAAAGTGAATTGGTAGGGACGGTCGGAATCGAACCGACACGGAATACTCCAACAGATTTTAAGTCTGGTGCGTCTACCAGTTTCGCCACGTCCCCATAAAAATGGCCGGTCTACTAGGAATCGAACCTAGACTAAGGGTTTAGAAGACCCCTGTGATATCCATTTCACCATAGACCGATATATTATCGTCCTAGAAATTTTTTGTACAACACACCCTCTAAGGCATATGCTTCGATTTCCCAAGGCTGTTCATTATACCATTCAGCATCATTAGTGTGTCTGTATCGAGTACCTTTCCAGCTTATCAAATCTTTTCCAGAAACAAGTTCTCTTAGTTCACCTTTAAGATACTGTTTGATATGAACCATCTCATGAGCCAATGATAATAAACAATCTTCTGGGTGGCAAGGATTTAATTCTATTAAAAATTCCTTGGGTCGTATATAATCATCTACCCAGGTACAAAGTCCAGCATAATTAAGTGTCGTATCAAATTCAATTTCTATTGATAACTTATTTATCATTCTTTTTGAAAGCAACTCACTCGCATAAAAGTGAGTTGCATCCGCAACTAGTTTCCTCGGTTTTCCCGAGGATTGTAGATTTCTAATTCTAATTTGCAAATCATTGTACTCCGTTTTGTGTCGTACTTTCAACATCATATAGTTTCATTTTCGATCTGTCAACCCCAATTAAAAAAACCTTATTGGTGCTAAGATCGTTATAGCGGTTCTTAAGCTGTTTAATCATTAGCTGATTAAGTTTTTCAAGTTCTTCTGTTGAAATGATGGCGAACATGAAATCTGCCGTTGCGGGCAGACCGAATGATTCGGAAGTATTTGTTAGATCGACATCAGAACTATTAAACCCATCACGATTAGTTTGGGTTGCAGTTATAATGGGAACATTACATTCTACGGCTAGACCACGAAGCTCTTCGGCAATAGCCTTAATGAATGTGTAGCTGTTTACTGAATTGCCCATCTTCATTCTAGATGAGGTACATATGTTTAGATAATCAATATAAATGATATCTGGTACAAATTTGCGCTTTAGCTTTAGTTCTTGAATTAGGTGTCTGAAGTTTGCAGAACCCGCTGATGATGTTGGATATTCCTTAATAATGAGCTTACCCTTGTAGCGTTCCTTGATACGACTAATCTTACGCTCATAAACATCCTTTGTCATGATCTTTAGATCATCTACTGTTGAGTTTAGTAGATTTGCATCAATACGTTCTGCGATGCGTTCTTCAGCCATTTCCATCGTGATATAAAGAACATTGTAACCAGCAGCAAGGTTTGCAGCCGCTGCGTGACACATGAATAGGGTCTTACCCACACCAGTACCAGCTAGAGCGACATTTAGAGTCTTTCGTGGAATACCTCCGCGAGTAATCTTGTTAAAATAATCTAAATCGAAGGCAATCTTTTGTTCTTTCTGATGATAGAAATCATATCGAGCAGATGCGTCGTCTAGAAAGTCGTGACCAACAGAGGTATCAAAAGATACTGCTAGAGCTTCAGATAGAAGTTGAGGAATTGCACCCTTAGACTTATCCTTAACTTTGTTATCTAAAATATTAATAGCCTCAAAGATAGCATTTTGAATGGCACGTTCTTGACAATATGTTTCAGTTTGATCTAAAAGCCATTCCATATCAGTATTAGAGTCTGCTGAAAGACTTACTAAAGTTTCTGAAATTTCATTATATACTTCTGCAGATAGGCCGGACAGATGCTCAACATCTATAGAGACTGCTTCTTTAGTAGGGATAGAATTATATTTACCAATATAATCATCAATTGTTTTATAAATTACTGCATTGCTAGGCTTAGAAAAGTACTCCGTTTTAATAAACGGAAGTACCTTTCTTGCATATGTTTCGTTTGATACTAGATGGGCTAGAATCTTTTGTTCAATCAATAGGTTTCTCCGTCTTCACCTTGCATAATCGATCCATGACCCATTTGATATTGATCTCGGATATAGTCTTGGAATTTAACAGAATTTAAGATCGGTGTCCAGAACGCAGAATTGTTTGTATCTTTCTCCCGGACTTTTTGATCAGATACTTCACCTGTCTCGGGATCGACCTTGGCGTACCATCCGGGTGATGGCTTATGCACGAACTTGCCTTCCATAGCAACGTCGAGAAGACCAGACCACTTAGAAATCCCGCCATCATGAGATACTGTGATTGGGATTTTTGATTTTTCTTTGACATATCTCGACTTTTCCACATTAATAATGAAATTATATCCAGTAACTTCCTTACCGTCTTTTTCTTGTTGGCGACCAATAATGAAGATATTATCGGCTGAATAATAACTGCCCGTACCACCAGACACAACAGGCTTAGCATACATTTCCAATGTCATATAGGTATGATTTACCACAATCATAGGAATATCCTTCATGGTCAGGTGAGGGGTAACCATACGAAATAGAGACTTGATTTGCTTGGCACGAGACATATCAGCAACAGCCTTTTGTTCTAGAGCATCTTCAACTTCCTTTTTGGAAGCCAGATTACCAATAGAATCAATAATAATAATGACACGATCCTTGCGGTCAAGCTCATTAATTTGTTGCATGACATCAAACTTTAGCTTTTCGATATCTGTAATTGGAGTATGAAGCACCCGTTCCATATCAATTCCAAAGGAATCAAAATAAGATTTTGGAGTACCAAATTCTGAATCATAAAACAATAAGACAGAATCTGCATACTTGTCCATATAGGACTTTGCCATTAGAAGCGAGAATGCTGTCTTGAAATGTTTTGAGGGACCAGCAAACATTGTAAGACCTGGGGTTAGCCCGCCATCTAATGTTCCTGATAATGCAACGTTCATCATTGGAACAGGAGTTGTTATCATATCCTTCTTATTAAAGAACTTAGATTCAGATAACACATCACTCTCTTGAACTGTAGAGTTTTTCTTTAGTTTATGTAATAGGCTCATGTTACCTCGTTATGTTAAATTAAAAATTTTGCCAAGGTTGATCGTCTCTCAACCTCATATCCAATACTATCGAGAATAATTTTAAGTGGTTCGACGAATGACTTTTCGAATTGAACATCATAATCGATATATTTTTTTAAGTCAAGTTCTTTAGGAAGAACGTTGGTAATAGAAATAACATTCTCCCGAATTGTATTTGGTAGGCGCATATAACAGAACTTAATCTTTTCGCCATCACGAACTAGTTCGTATTTATTGTCTAGATTGGCATTTCTTATAGCATTATTGTACACCAGCGCACCACGAACATGTATTGGAGTACCCTTCTTATAGATAGTATCTTTGTCTGAATATTCTGTAATACCATTACATCCACGAGGAAATGCAATATCTTCAAAGGAAAGAGTTGTAAATTCTTCTCTAAATTGTGCGATGAATTCGATAACATCATCTTCTGTCCCATTCATAATAATCTTAAGTGCTTGCTTAATTTTATCCCGACAGGCTGCTGGAGTTGAAGACTTTACCGCCTCGATACCCATCATTTTAAGCTTGGGTTCACTATAACGAACCCTTTCATTATCATGAACATTTAGAATATAACGCTTCTTTGCTGTCCAAATACCCTTGTCAGCAAGTGCTTCTCTCTTCATTTTTAAGAATGGAGTATATGCATTTGTATATGCCACAAGAGAATCGAAGCTGGATGCAATCTTTGGTGTAATGATTTGCTCACAAACTTTGTCCATGTAATCAATCAGATTCTCTTGAGTTTTTGCAACAAGGTCTTCCATATTAAGATATACAGAGTCAGTATCGATTGCAATGACTCTGTCTTTATTTTCACCACAAAGTTTGTTCACAAATACATTTACGTTCTGTTCAATCCAACGAATAGCAAGCTGCCCTGTAGTAGTAACGGCTTCAGCAAATTCGATTTCAAACCAACGGAAATACTTATTACCCAAAGCACCATAAAGAGAATTTAGAAGAATCTTTCTAGCCATTTGCAGATTATTATACTTAGAAATTTTATTCTTAAGTTCGTTGCTAGGATTCTTTTCATATTCTCTCTGAGCATCCAACATAAGCTTTTTATATTGCTTACGTTCTGCCATCATACGAACAATTAGCCTTGGAAATACTCCCTCGACAGATCGATCCCATAAACAACCGTTTGCAGTAAGAGCATAATTCTTTTCTTTTAAGAACTCCTGAATTTTAGGATTATTCAGAGCACCACCCAAAAGGTCTTCTATAGAAAATTTCTGCTCAATCTTACCACGATATGTTTCTGGAGAAATATTATACTGCACAATAAGTGAAGGATATAGTCCCTCAACGTCAAAGGATGCTACATATCTATGTAATCCAAGAATAGGATCTTTCACATATGCACCAACAAACTTTTCTGACTTTTGCTTTTCTGTTTCTCTAGAAACAACAATGTTGCTTTCTAATAGGTTATTATGAATAACCGTATCCCAGAGTCGAATTGGAGAAAATACATCAGCAAAATTAATCTTCGCATCATAAGCAACCG